ACTCGCAGACGGTACTAGGATAGAGACTAAATCAGCTAAAGACCCCAGAACTCTGGCTATGCGTGCCCCGAACGGGATCATCGGGTGCGAGGCGAGTCAGCTTGACCTCGAAACTTTCTTCAGGCTCCGTGGTAGGTGTGCACCTAAGCGTGGATGGCTGTTCTTAGCAGGGACTTTCGAGGGCAGTCTGGGGTGGTATCCGCAAATGCATACCGCATGGTCTATACCCACGGAAGATGAGCAGAGTTTCTCACTTCCAAGCTATACTAATCAGTACCTATACCCCGGTGGTAGAGAAGACCCTGAGATATTAAAGCTTGAAAGAGAAGCATCGGACGATTTCTTTATGGAAAGGATAGAAGGCATACCTTCTCCGCCTAAAGGACTGGTCTTTCCTGAGTTCAGAGCTGATATGCATATAAAAGATATAGAATATACTGAAGATACTCCTGTACACCTATGGATGGATCCGGGTTATGCAGGTGCTTATGCCATAGAAGCCATACAGATAATAGATGATAAGGTTGTAGTCATAGATGAAGTCTATGAACGTGGTCTTGTTACAGAAGAGATGATAGATATATGTAAATCCCGTGTCTGGTGGAAGGATGTACAGTTCGGAGTCATAGACGTTGCAGGTTATCAGCATCAGGCTATGGCCGCACCCGCAGAGATATGGATGAAGGAAACAGGATTGTACCTTTCTTCAGAAAAAGTTAAAATAAATGACGGAACCGAGCGTTTAAAATCATTTTTAAAGCCGGATCCTCTGTCAAGAGAGCCGAATATCTTAATAAATAACAGATGTTTGGGACTTTTAAGTGAATTTGGTGCAGCTCCGTCACCATTTGATGGACAAACCAGAACTTATAGGTGGAAGACAGACAGAGAAGGTAATATAGTTGGGGAAACTCCGGAAGATAAACATAATCACGGTATAAAAGCATTGGTTTATGGACTTGTTGACAGATATGGCTACGGTTATATTGAGGGCAGGGACAAAATCAAAGTAAAAAGATGGAGATAATAAATAGGAGAAGCATGAAACATATAGTGTCATTAAGTGGAGGGACATCCAGTGCCGTAGCGGCCGATAGAGTCATCAATCGTTATGGAAGGGATAACGTAATACTATGGTTTGCAGATACAAAGTGGGAAGATGAAGACTTATATAGGTTTTTAAAAGATTTAGAATCATATTGGGAGATGGAAATACAAAGATATGCAAATGGAATGAATCCATTAGAGGTAGCTGAGAAGGCTAAGATGATTCCTAATAATCGAATGATTAGGTGTTCATTTGAGTTAAAGATAGAACCGTTTACCCGAATGATTAAACAAATGGAAAAACCATTGACAGTACATATCGGATTAGATTGGTCTGAACAACATAGGATGGCATCTCCTAAAAAGAATTATGAAAATATAGAGGGAGTGAGTGTAGATTTTCCTTTGATGTGGAAGCCTTATGAGACTTTGAAATATGCAAAGGTAGTGGAGTCTTGGGGAATAGAGTCACCGAGATTATATAAGTACGGTTTTCCGCATAATAATTGCGGAGGCAGATGCGTTAGGCAGGGACAGGCTGAATGGAAGAGGTTAAAGACTGTATTCCCAGAGAGATTTAATCAGGTTAGGGACTGGGAGTTATTACAGCAGACCAAAAGCGAGACTAGAAAAGATAAATCAATATTGACAAGAACTATAAACGGAAACAAAGAGCCTGTTACATTGGCTGTTTTGGATAGAGAATGGGAAGAAGACCCACAGGTGGATATGTTTGAATACGAGGGAGACAATTTCTCGTGTTTCTGTACCGAGTAGGAGAATCATATGGCTAAAAGAAAACCAACAGAGATAATCAATCTTGTAGATGAACACCATGATGCTACCTATCCCATGAGGGACAGGATGGACGATGATCATAGGTTATATAGACTTGAACCCTACGATGCAGGTGATGGATATCAGTCCTATACGAGCAACGAACCACAGGTATTTGCAGATAAGATAATAACATTCCTTACTTCAGCAGAACTTATAATAAGAATCCCCGCAGGCGGTAATGACCGTGACCAAAGAGATATAAATAACGATAAAGAAAGGTTTCTTATAGGTGCTTTAAGGGCAGCAGATGATAACCTTTGTATGCGAATGACTCCAAAAGTGCGTGACCAGTTAGCCTGGTATGCCACTATTAGAGGATGGTATGCGGGCAGAGTACTTTTAGTTAAAGAGAAAGACGAGTCCACAACTATAGATATAACCCCCTGGGATCCTAGAAATACATACTGGGGTGAATCCTCAACAGGTTTGACATGGGCCTGCTATAAGATTAAAAAGACTTCTAAAGAAATAAAAGAACAGTACGGTGTCAAGATAGATACTACTGCTCATGGAATAGATACCGGAGTAGATGTATACGACTTCTACGATAGAGAAGATAACTATGTAGTTATGGATGATAAGGTTCTAAAGAAAAGAACCAAGCATGGTCATGACGGAGTACCTGTATTTCTAGGGATGGTTGGCCCTACGCCCCTTATACAGTCCGATGTTATAGGAAGTGAAGCGGTGGCAGACGTTGGCGAAAGTATATTTAAAGCAAACAGAGATAATTATGAGAATAATAACTTTATGCTCTCTACTATGCTTGAACTTACTGCAAGAAGTAGAAAACAGGGACTTAAGGTTAAGTCCAGAGATGGAATGAAAACCCTAGATGAAGACCCATATAAGGAAGGAACAGAGATATCTTTGGCACAGGGAGAAGAGGTAGAACCTCTCGGTATGCTTGAGATGTCGAAAGAAGCCGGGGCTTTCATGGGGCAGTTAAGTGGAGAGATTCAAAGAGGAGCCCTACCCTATTCAGTATACGGGCAGCTTGACTTTCAACTGTCAGGTTATGCAATCAATACACTTAGGCAGGGTGTGGAATCTATCCTTTCTCCCAGAATAGATGCATTGGAAAATGCGTATAGACAGATATTCATGATGCTTTCAGAACAGTACGCATCAGGTAGCTTTGAAGCCGTAGAATTAAGTGGTATGGGTAAAGACAGAACATATTTTTCACAGGAGATTACTCCTGATATAGTTAAACGTGGTGGAGATCCTGAAGTAAAGATGGTATCTCAATTACCACAGGACGATATGTCCAAGTTCAGCCAGGCTCAGATAGCCAGAGAGGGCGAGACTCCACTATTACCTGATATCTTTATCAGAGATATGATACTCGGTATGCAGGATGCAGATCAGATAGAGGATACTCTTAGAGAACAGGCCGCAGAAAGAGCTTTGCCGGAAGCACAGCTCTGGACTATACTTCAAAGCCTAGAACAACGTGGCAGACCAGACTTAGCCAGATTCTATATGGGCGAACTTATGAAGATAGTAAATGAAAAACAAATGCAGATGCAGCAGCAACAGATGCAGATGATGCAGGCAGCGATGCCTCAACCACCACAGCCGCCTATGGGGCAACCCGGAATGATGCCGCCTGAAATGATGATGGCTCCACAGGGTGGGCCGGGATTACCTCCACAGGTAATGCCTAATGCCGCTATGGGTGTTCCACCGCCTACACCTGCACCACCGATGGGGCCGATGGTTCCTCCGGGTACTCCAAGACCGGGAGCATTATCAGAAGAGGAAAGATTAGCACGTATGGGTCTTATAGGGCCGGGAGGATAGCGTGACTACGCCAGATTCCAGAAGACAGAAAGTACAAGATCTTATAAGAGAACTTCAGGTTCAAGCCCAGCCGGGCGAACAGCCTGTAAGTGACGAAGACTATATCAAGTGGCTCGATTATCTATACAGAAGATACGTAGAGGCATCTGGATATAAGTCTGGAATAAAAGGTAAAGCACTGTCTTTGATAGGACAGGCTGACTATGACGAAGACCTACATAAGCAATTTGCATTTGCCATGATGGGATCTGTAGGCAATAATCCTGCTGATATGCCTATTCGTGACTGGGTTACAGATAGATTCGGAGAGGATACCTTTGCAGATTACGGTGAACCAGCTCCTGTATCTGCTCCAAGTATGCCTCCGGAAGAAGTGGAGTTTATGGATTATGAAGATACGTTTACTGCAAAAGATGTAAAGGCAGACCTTCCTGATATGCTAGACCCTGAATTTGCCAAGAACGCCAGTACCTATAACGCAGGTAAGAATATGATGTCAGACTACTGGAGAGATAAAAGTGCGTGGTATAAATCTCTGGGTGCAACAGAAAAAAGAATAACAGACAGAGAGGAATCCAGACTTAAAAGCCAGTACGATATAGAAAAAACTATAGGTTCATATAATAGACCCTATATAAACTATCTTAATGATTTTTCTAAAGGTAAGGTAAAACCGTGGAATAATGCCATGTGGGGTGCAGCTCTTGATTCTATATCTAATAATAAGGGTTTCAAGAATATGATAAATGCAGATCCTAATATAGTACAGCAGTTGAGTAAAATGGGAGTAGAGGAAAATGTTTCCATGCAGGAATTAAAAGATAATTTGAATTTGGCAAATTCCATTATAAGTGATTATAATGATGTTGTTGGGTGGATAGTAGGAAAAGAAAGTGCTAAGTGGGGTTACGGCTCAAGAGCTAACACAATGCGTGAAAATCAGTTGAGAAGTAACGTAAGAAACTTTATGATGGAGAATATGGGTCAGGATATGAATATGCTTTCCGGCCCTAACGCAGTACCCGGAACAAGTGCAGTAATAGGAAGAAAACTCTTTAACGAGTGGAAGGATAGAGGATTTAACTGGCAGGAAAGAAAGAGCGAAGCACAGAAGTTCCAAGAAGAAAAGATGATAAGACAGGGCTTTAAATTACAGCCCACAGGGAGGCAACCGTAATGGCAGTAGGAATATTAACACCAGTAGAAGGAACAAATCCAACTTTATGGATGGATGCATTAGGGGATATTTATGAAGATGCAGAAGGAACTATTCCTGCAGGGTCGCAAGACCAACTTCCTTTTTCAGAACAACTTCCTGATGTAACTCCAGGTGTTTGGAGAACTCCGTCAGAGGTTGAGATGGAGAGAGATGCCGCAGCAGATATGGCACAGACCTTTAGGAGATTCCAAAGCACAGATCCTTTCTTTCAGACTCTAGGAGCTACTGGTAGAGGAATGGCACTACGACTTGAGCCAGAGCTGCTGGCAAGATATATGCTTGGTGGAATGACACCGGGGTTTGCAGAAGGAATGGGAACCCAACAGGGAACTCTTGGCCCGGCTGGAAGCTATAGAGAATTTATAGAAAGAAGACCTGCCAGATGGAATCAGTCACAGTGGGTATCCGGGCTTAATGCTTTAAGAAACTCAAAGGTACTACCTACTGCTTTAGATCCAAACCTATGGAATAATATGAGTGCCGATGAAAAAAGAAACCAAATCATGGCCCACATAGATTCGTTGGGGCAAAATGATAATCTTGCCAATTCACTTAATTCACTTAACAGTATGGATTTTGAAACCGTAATGTCTTTTACAGAAGGACTGCTTGGTATTTCTACCCTTCCTCCAAGAATGTATGAGACATATAAAAGGTCACTATGGCGTGAGATTGACAGAATAGAGCGTGATATACCTGATTTAACTACTAACCCGGCTAGGCTTGTAACATACCTATCGCTAAGTGGATTTAATCTACGTGGACTCGGAATACCTCCGGGACAACAGAAGTTTAGTAGTACTCCTTTAGTAACAGGAAGTTATAAAGAAGAACCAGCTCCTACCCCGACAGAATCAGCGGCATCTAATTTGACTATAGGTGGAGCCAAGGGTGAGGAAGATGGAGCTCCTCCTGTGATTAAGGAAAATGATCCTAAAACCCCTGCAGGGGAACAAGCAGGAACAACTTTTAAAAACAATTGGGAGGGAGGTTCATCTTATGTTCCTCAATTAGATGACCCTGACTATACTCAGTATAAGCCCGGTGCATTTGATCCTCTTACAAAAGATGTTAGAGGGAAAGAAGTTGAATATGGGCCGGGATATAGCGAAGCTAGAATATCACCTTCTGCAAGATCAGTCATTACAGACTTTCAAGCTGATGATACTATTGCTCCACTTACGGCCGCAGAAGCATCAGTGCCTAGTGCAGCAGGAGTATTTGCTCCTAAAAGAACATATAAACCAGGATTTCCTACTGAACCTACAGGAGGCCCTATGGGAGGGCCCGGAGCAGCCGGCTTAACGGAAACAGAACTTATGGGTGACCCCACATTATTACAACCCGGTGGATATCCAAGAACAGGATATGACCCTAGTGAGAGTCCATTGACTGGTGTAATGGGTGACCCAACACTACTAACACCTTATACATCCACGGGATATGATCCAACAGCTAGTCCATTGACTAACGTACAACAGGGGCCGTTTACTGAGTTTGTTGAAGGGCCTACATATGGAGAGGCTCCAGTGGGTGACGTAATGGGCATTGAAGGAGCTTGGATGCATACCCCAATCTCACAGACGTATCCTACTCAAGAAGTAAATATACCTACAACACCTGAGTCCGGTACATTTGGATTCAGAGGATTTGGCGAGGCTCCCTCAGAAGCAGGGGCTATAGAAAGTTACCCAAGAGGAATAAGATCTAGGTATCCAGATGTAGCAGCTCCACCTAGTCCTTTTGATTGGCTTCCTAATATATCTCCGTATCATATGTATGACGAAGGTACATGGAGTGGTAGAAAAGAGATGCCGCAGCCGGGAAGTCAGTGGTTAGATGCATCTGGTAATATACGTCCAGAATACGATGCACCGATGACACATGCAGAAGGCCCAGCCGGACAATGGGAATGGTATCAACCAAGAATACAATACGATGATGGTACTTATGGTGGTAGACTTGCTCCTGTTAGAATACCTGCATCAGATTATTGGTTCCATGCCAATCCAGGAAATAGATAAATTATTAATTGCCGGGAGGTAAATCATGACTATGGATTATGGGTTAACACCCGCAGAACAGGCAGCTCAAAGAGCAACGCAAAGAGCAGATGATACAAGAAGACGAAGAGCAGCGGAAGATAGGCCAAGTTTGGAGAGTATGCCAACATCAGTTCCTATACGATTTGCTCGTAACTTTGCAAATTTTGGCGATCCTCCAAAGTACACCAAACCACAGATAGCGAGAAGCCCAATAACACCTTCTGTACGTACAGCCCCTATGACCGGCCCTGCATCAAGAGATTGGCAAACAGGCATGAGTGGGCTACCTGCATTTGAACCAAAGGTTCCATTAGATTTATCACGTGCTGGACAAAAACAAACATTAGGTAGGTCACCTGTACCTCCAATGCAACAGGAAATTAATCCATTGCAATTACCTGCTGCTGTGGGAACTATGCGACCACCTATATATGATGCACCGATGCCAATGCCTATGCCTACACTACCTTCACGTATAGGCCCCATGACTGGCCCGGCTATTCGTAGAGGGACTGATATTGGGGTTGATACAAGTCCTTGGTATTCAGGAGGTGCATTTGAACCAAATAGTACTGGTAGGATTTGGGATCGTACACAACCCTATCCTACTCCTAGCAGAATTGGCCCAGCAGTTGTACCGCCTAGAGGATTTACTGGTCAAATAGAAAGAGGTTACGGTTTGTATCCACAAATGCAACAGGAAATTAATCCGTTACAAGTACCTCCAGTACTAGGTAATGCATTACAAAGCATGAGGCAGTGGAGGAATAGATATATCAATCCAATAGAATCCCCAATGAGACAGGTAGTAGAAGGATTTTAAATGGCACAATTAGGAAGTAAACAAAACCCGTTCTTAGGTGGATTTTATGACTTAAGAACAGAGGAAGAAAAATCAAAACCCAAATGGGGAGAACTTATACCCGGTATGGGAGAGCTTAAGACTAATAGTACTGCCAATCCTTTTTCAGATTGGACTGCGGGTTCAATGCAACATGATCCACAGATGGCATATTACAGTAGTATAGTTGGGGGAGAATTTGGTAAACAGTCTCCGGCACAGAGAAGATTCTTTGAAACCAGCTTTGACCAGATATATAACAGTTATTTAGGAGAAATGGGAAAACAGATACGTGCTAACCAGGGAAAGACACCAGACCAACCATTACAATTTGAGGATTATTTAAGAAGTGATCCGTTTACAGAAAGATATTCGAGACTGACTCCAAGTGAAAGAGGAGAGTATCTGGGAAGGTATAGTCCTTCAACCAGACGTATATATTACTAATGGGAAGACCGTCACAGGAATACGTAGACAACTCAATAAAGAGGCTTGAGGAAGATAGGCAGAAGGGAGTTACCACACAGGTAATGGAACGTGCAATGCCTATTGCTGCAGACGTATGGAATATAGGATTTGAGGCAATGCCTGAAAAAATGTATTCCGGAATTACCGGGGTTATACCTGAAAGTGTTCCGTATATAGGTGGTGGTGGTGAAAGAGCTATAGAGACAAGAAGGATACTAGATGAAAGAAGTAAGCAGGGTAAACAGATAGTAGATGAGTTTGGTGCTACCTCTCCTGAAAACCTACGATTTGTATATGATACAGAAAAAATATTAGAGAAGAGATTTGAAGAACGCCCGTGGTGGCAGGAGATAGGAACAAGCTTATTTAATCCTTTGGATTGGTTACTTGGTGCTGGAATAGGTAAAGGTCTTGGAACAGGAATAAGAGGAGTGAAAGCCCTACGTGGAGCAGAACAAGGAAGTGGTTTTGCAAAAGCAGCAAAGGAAGTTGTAGATTTTGATGCGGCAAAAAAAGCTAGAGATGCATCTGTTCTACCCTATAGAATCAAAAGACCTAAAACAGATTTAAGACAGACAGTAACTCCAGATGTAACCACGATAGCACAGACCAGACCGTGGATGATAGATGAATCTGCTTTTACAAAATTACTTGACGATGTAGATAATGCTCCTAATCCTTCAAAAGCTATAGGTGAGCTTGCTGATGTTCTTCAAGGTGTTTCTAAACCAGGAGATGTTGGTTCAAGCCTACGTAACGTAAAGGGAATATTGAAAGGAATAAAAAGTGTGCGTGGCCCAAGGTGGTTAAAGCATATACCTATACTTGCAAAGGCAGCCGCACCAGATTCAAAGCCCGGACTTACATGGGCAGAAGGTTTAGAGGAATTTACTGATGTAAGGAATGTATATGGTGGTCTTATTACTCCTATTATGAAAGCATTAAAGGGCTTGAAAGCTCCATTACAAACTCAAAAAGAACTGGTTGAAGAGGGAAGAAAAGTACAACACGCAAGGTTGGCAGAAGGATATAAAGATTTTGAAAACGTAGCCACAGAAGGGGACTTAGATAGTCTGGCAGCAAGAGCATTATATGGAGGATTCCAAAGTGTCAGGATGGACAAACCCCTTAAAGATGTTTTAGATAATCCTGAAGAAGTATTACAACTTATGAACA